CACGGAGTTTAGCCGCGCGAGCTTGTCACCGGTTCCCCTGTGGGGGGTGTATTCGGTCACAGGCAGGCCCATACGCCGCATTTCTTGGTAAAGCGCCACACCTGAACTCTTCTTTTCAACGATAAACGCGTCAGGTTCCCAGTGATTATACTGGTCCATAGCCAGCTCTTTCAGCTCAGGGAACTCCAACCGCTCTTTTATGCTGTCAAGCAAAATAATGTTGTGCGAACTCGTCTCTTCGTGCAAGAAAACACCCCACGTTGTAAGTGCGGTGTAATCGGCGCGGTTATGCTTCTCTGCCGCGGCATCGAGGGACATGATTACATACTCAACACTTGGCATCCGGTCGCTCTCCCAGATGTTCCACCACTCACGCTTCACGATTGAGGCTTCTTCGGAAGTTGGCTGCTGCTGATACTGCGAGTTCCACTGAAACGCAGGCATCGAGGCTTTGGTCCGTTCTAACGCCGCCAGATCAAAGAACTCAGGCCATAGAGGTTTCTGTATCGGCTTACCGCTTTCGTCCTCAGAGTCTAAAATCGCTGGAAATTCAACGATTTCGTACTGGTCAGCCATCTCGTTCTTGACCATGTCGTTTGTCACACGGCCTGTAAGATCATCCATATGCCATCTAGTTTGCACGATAGCCACGCGTCCGCCGGGCATTAGTCGAGTTCGAGCACCGAAGGTGAACCACTCGTAGGCCTTTTCGAAGACAGAAAAGTTTCCGTTGATGACGTCTTGTTCAGAGTGTGGGTCATCCACAAGCAGCAGATCAGCACCGCGCCCAGCCAAGGCAGAACCGATACCACACGCGAAGTACTCACCACCAAAGTTGGTGTTCCATCTCCCCGCTGACTTACTGTCCACCGCGAGAGAAACCTCGGGAAATATCGTTTTATACTCATCTAAGGCGATAAGATTACGAACTTTACGCCCAAAGTCTACCGCTAAATCGGTTGTGTGCGAGACCATCATCACTTTTTTATCTGGATTCCGCCCTAAAAACCAAGCTGGGTAGAATATTGACACGAGTTGAGACTTACCGTGCCGGGGTGGGATGTTCACGCACACCCTATCCTTGCCATCCTCGGCTGTGGGGCCACGCTCGACGTCCATGAGCATGTTTGCGAGGATTCTGTGGTGTCGCCCAACCTTGTAATCGGGCTGCATCCGCTTGCAGAACTCAATTAGATCGTCGTATGCGGCTTTATTTGTCTCCCGCGCGGACAATTCCCCTACGATTGAGTCGATCTCGGACAACTCTTCAGGGCTAAACGAGTCCAAATTGTCCAGTATGTGCTGTATGTCCTCCTGCGAGAAGTCCATATCCTTCGCAAGTGAGGACAGATTAATCGACATCGAGTCCCAACTCCTTATCCACGTCAATAATATCGCCGTCTATTGTGATGGCATCCTCAATTTCTGACTCTGGATTTACCAACCGAGCGAGCTTTTCGCGCAATTTGTCCTTTAAGTCATCCGATGTCTGGTGCGTTATTGTCACCTCGGACTTCTCCGCGAACAACCCAACGTCTGATATCTTACCCAGCAGCTCCAACGCCCGTATGCGTATGCGTGGATCAGGGTTTTCTGTCTCTTCGATGAGCTTATTTGTCACCATATGACGTACTTGCGCTGCACTTTTTACCACAGAGTGCCCGAAGTCCTTCAGGATTCTATCCGTCAGCAGCAGGGTTGCCGGAGTCAGCTGGGCCACCCGTTTCGGCGTTGCAGCCTTGGACGTTTTGTGGGGGTTTTCGGCGTAGGATACCGCCAGAGCAGCGGCGATATCCTTGTCTTCGTTGTTAGCTTCGACCTCTAACCCGTTGGCATGCAAGTATTCTACCGTTTTTGCAGCGGCTGATGTCTTAGTTGCAAGGTCTTTCATCTCCGGGGCTTTGCGGGTCGGTACTCCGCGCTCCGGTTCGATATGTACTGTCATGTCTCGCCCTCGTTTGATGCAGTGTACAAAATTTTTCGAGGTATTTCAATCCAGCTGTACTCTGCCGATTTCTATATACGAGGGGGTGGGGTAGTCACGGGCATCAAAAAAGCTAGGTAGGGGGGTCAGTGTATTTTACTTTCTTCGAGGTTTTTTACCTGTTTTGTAGCTCTGATACCCGTGACTAAATGTGGTGGTGTGGCCCCGTTTTTGGGGAAACGTAAAATATTTGTGCGGAATAGTATTATAAGAGATGCGCGACACGCGGGTGTGCCGGGGGGTGGGGGGTAGGTGGGGTCACGATATGCCGAAAAAGGTAGTGAGTCACTACTATTTTGAATGTGATGGGAGCTGATAACGGGACGCGACACACCAAAACAAGTATACTGGTTACATCAAACGGGCAATCAAGCATCGTTTGAATATATCTTGAAAGGATATAACATGACCACTTCTACTCTCACAATCAATACTGAAGTTGAAATTGCGTTTCGCGATTGGACCGCTGACACTATCAAAACCGACATCGCTAAAATAAAGCGAGTGGACATTTTTTGGGGCGCAGGCTGGACTAGCGCGCATTTCATAAGCCCCAAATCGGATGGGAGCGCGGCCAGCGAGGAAAGCTGGGCGTTTGCCAAGGCCGCTATCAATAAAGGTATGCCAGCAAAAGCGCAGGCCTTAATGGAAATGAGCGCCAAGGCTGCAGGCGACAAGACAGTCAACGGCCAGCCACGCGCATATTGGATACGCCAAGCAAACGCGGTGCTCGCGGACATTAAAAAGCAAGTAAAGCACCGCGAGGATATCGAAGCTGAGGTTGCATCAGGCAAGGCTGGCCCAGACGCTCGCTCGGTGTCGGTTGAAACAAAGGTTCGCGAATTGCTTAACGAGGCAATCAAGCGCATCCAGAAAGCCGAGGAGTTTGATTGCTCGATCGACCTAGACGATCTGACGACCGGATTGGCAAATCTTGCCAAGACAATAGGCTAACCACCACGGGGCGGCAATCACGCCGCCCCGACACCCACTCAAATCAGAAAGAGAAATAATGCAACATATAGGCCAATATAGATATCACATGATATCGCGGATGCCGCGCCATGACCTACTCAAACGCAAACAATACCTAATCGAGCAACTCGGGGAAAGCACATGGAATACTATCGACACGTTAAACAAATCGTTCTGGAAGACGTCCGCGCAGTTGGACTATCCCGTACAATTGTCCTTTACCTTACGACCGCCGCAACAATAGGTCTATGGTTCCTAGCAATCCTTTTTATCTAACCCACGCCCCGCAGCCTTCGGGTTGCGGGGTTTTTTTGTGTCTACATTTCTGTATGTATCTCACTACCCATCGAAGCCAGTTCTCCGAGCAGCTTTGCAGCACACCGGAATCGGCGAGGCTACGCGATAAACCACGCGCGCGAAAAGAAGTAGTGAGTCACTACCAAACCGAAGCCAGTTCTCCGAGCAGCTTTGCGACACATGACAGCTTCACGAGTAGATGTACTGGTGTGTTGTGGTACGTTAGCGGCGAGCCCTCTGCGTTTTAGTAGTGAGTCACTACCAATCTGAGGCCAGTTCTCGAAGCAGCGTTGCGTCACAACAAATACGCAGAAGCCTTATTTATATGGAGTAGGCAAGAAGTTCCGTAAAAGTTCGCAAGAAGTTCCGTTTTAGGTAAAAATAAGTTATTGGTTTTATTATAATGTTCCTAATGTTCCTAATGTTCCGTCTTTAAAAATATACCCTATTACGCGAGGCACCCCCCTCTTTTTGCGATGTTCCGCCTCACTCAACAACGTCGCTCACCCCTCCATAATTTCAGGAACAAACGGAACAATAGAACTTTACTTTGATAACAAGACCTTACAAAGACCACCAAACGAACATTCAAGAACATTAACAAAACGTCACGATATACCACGACACATAAAGAACATTCCTCAGAAAACTTGACATTCACGAACATTCATGTTACATTAGTATATGTTGTGGTCAATCGGACAACGCGCCGTGACCCCGACCTCGACTACCAAACCGTAGTGACTCACTACCAATCAAGGAGACCAAACCATGCCTATCAAAGCCTACTGCCAATCATGTGACCAGCCGTTCGATCTTCGCCGAAAACAACTCGGGTACAACTTCTGCCTAGAGTGCGGCGACTACCACGCGAGTAAGCAACGCGCCGGATGGACTGTAGCACCTATCGCGCACAAGCAAGGCGCAACCCTCGTCACCAACCGCAACGACCTCAAGGGTCTCAACAAGTATTCGCTGTAGGAGAATGGAGATGATCGAAGCGGCTATTAAAAATTACTATGGCGAACGCTGTCCTGACTACGATGCCAATTGTGTCGTGTGTCAAGTATGGCGAGAGTTTGACACGCTTGAGGCGGGATACAGGAGAACAACTGCACACGCTAATAAATGTACAGCAGAACAACTCTACCATATGTTCGTAAACGATGGGCATACCAATGTGTCTGTTGTCGAAACTGATCCCACCGATGTCATTATGGAAGCCGCAGGGTTTGCCGGTAATGAATTATTTCAGACGCACGAAGTCGTGGCGCTAATGCAGAAAGCCTTCGACAAAGGTTGGGATCAGACGGGAGCCGCGGCCACGTCGCTGCATAAAGATTTCCCTTACATGCACAACCACAACAGGGACGAGCACGTAGTGCGGTTCCTCAAAGAAGCAATGCTAAAACACACAGGAGAAGAACTATGAATATGATTAGAGTAGAAGACGAACTTTCAACAGCAACGGTGGCACAAAAAACCGCAGTGAGTAACTTGCTAACACAGACCACCCTGCAAGGTAGTGTCTCACTACCGCCACCCGCGCCAACCGAAGCGCCGACACTCGCGTCCGCTGCGATGCTCGTCGAACTCAACATATCGAATTGGGCTGGTCGCAAGAAGGACACGCGCGCGTCCGCCGATGTAACCTCCGCCAACCATGCCGATACAGGTGTGGCTAGTGTGAACAAAAAGCTACTCGCGAACAACGACGACCTCAAGGCGATACAAACACACGTCACCGCAATGCGTAACTCGCACGCGGCCATGACAATGCCGTGGTCCAACTCTGGGCTACGTCTGTTACCCACCGTGCAATATTTCAAGTATGTGCAAACCATGTCTGATATGGTCAACGAGCTATGGTCGCTAGTGAATAATTTCTTGGCTAAATACAACGACGCTGTGATTGATGTACAACTCAAGCTGGGCGACTTGTTCTCCCATGACGATTACCCGACAATCGAAAAGCTACAGCGTAAGTTCAACGTGTCGATCAACTACATGCCGCTGCCTGACGCAGGTGACTTCCGTGTGGACATAAGCAACGATGCCTTGCGTGAAGTCAGAGAGCAGTATGCTGACTTCTATACCAAGCAGTACAACACCGCGATGAATGACGTGTGGACACGTTTGCATAAGACACTGACTAATATGTCTGACCGGCTAGACTATAGCAGCAAAGAGGACAAGAAAGTATTTCGTGATAGCCTCGTGGGTAATGTCAACGACATGATAGAACTTCTTCGTGTGTGTAACGTGACAGGATCAACACAGATGGCGCAGATGGCAGACCGCCTAGAGGCTGCGATGTCAGGCGTCACACCGGATGGACTGCGTGAGGACGATGCCTTCCGCGCCGAAACCAAAGCGGCAGTAGACGCCGCGATCAAATCACTGCCAAGTTTGGATATATGATGTTTAAAATTGAGAAGGATGTGCCCCTGCCTACAGGCGGAAGAGGGAGGAAAAAAGGAGATTTGCGAGTTGCGATGGAGTCCATGGAAGTTGGCGACAGCCTTGTTGTTCACGGGACGCTTGCGTGCCAGCTTTTGCAGAACGCTAGGATAATTGGCTTCAAAGCTACAACTAGAACAACCCCTGATGGTGGAGTTAGGGTTTGGAGGACAGCATGAATATCACAGTCAAGGTCACAAACAACTACGGCAGCAGAGCCGTGTACCCCGTGTGTAGAGCGGGTAAAATGTTTGCGATGATAGCGGGGACAGTGACACTAACAGACCCGACTATCGCCCTAATCAAGCAGCTTGGGTACGAAGTCCAAGTCGCACAAGAAACCTTATAAGTAGTGACTCACTACGCAATTGGAGAACAACATGAACATGGATAATCAAGCACAACAAATGTACGCACTCAGACTCGACCAGTGTGTCGATCTTATCAAAGCCGTGGGCAGCAAGCGCACCGTACTGGCACAGGGTGACATGGGTAACGGCAAATCGTCGATGCTCACTAACTTAGCAGAACAACTCCCCACGCATCGGCCCATATACTTTGATGGTACGACCAAAGACCTTGGCGATATTATGATCCCGTCCATGCAGTCTATCGAAGAAGAGGGCTGTGTGCGTATGATCCCGCACGAAGAACTCGGTCTGCATATCGAAGGGCCAATCATCCTGATGCTCGACGAGTATGGCAAGGCGAACCCCGCCGTGAAGAACGCCATGCTGCGTCTGATGTTGGAACGTAAAGTGGGTAGTTACTCACTACACCCCGACAGCCTTGTCTTTGCCACAACGAACAAAGGCGGCGAGGGTGTCGGCGACCTGCTACCACCCCACGCACGTAATCGTATGACTGTGGTGCAGATCAAGAAGACTGACCACATGGCGTTGATTGAGTTCGGCATCAACGATGGTTGGGATCACAGTATGCTGGGTTGGATCAAAGACAATCCACAGCTGTGTGCATCGTACGAAGACGTCAAAGACCCCGACGAGAACCCGTACATCTTTCACCCCAAGCAGTCTCGCGCTGCCTTCGTGACATCTCGGTCTCTGCACTCTGCATCTGACATACTCAAGCAGCGACACTTGATTGACGATGTGACACTGACCGCTGCCCTCATGGGTACAATTGGTGATCGTGGTGCGATGGACTTGATGGCGTTCGTGTCGTTAGCTGACCAGCTGCCTAGCTTGCAGTCGATCAAAGACGATCCGGTCAATGCCAAAGTGCCTGACAGTGCAGCAGCTATCTGTATGGTTGTGTATAGAACTCTTTCTGCGTTGGAGAAAGACTGGCTCAACGCGTGGATGGACTACCTGCCACGTCTCGACACCGAAGCGCAGGCTATGTTCGCCAACGGTGTACGCTCACCGAAGTATTCCAAGCAGTCCATGGTGATGACGAACAAGAAGTTCACCGAATGGGCTATGAAGAATAACCACCTCTACACCGCAGACAAGGTGTGAGGATTATAACCGCAACCCATAACAAGGAGAAAACCAATGGGTAAAAGATGGACAGATAAAGAGGACAATGTCCTCGCGACAATGCGTGACGCAGGTACAACTTACCGCGAGATTGCATCTATAATGGGGCGTAGCGAGTCATCGTGCCAACAACGTGCCTTTTCGTTGGGTAAAGCTAAGAAGCAAACAAAGCCGAAAGTGGCGCAGGGAGTGACCCCTGTGGCTAACCTCTACCAAGAGGCATCGTATCCGCTCGATCTCGACTACACCTTCTTGAAGCCGAGGCCTACGCTTCTTGAACGTATCATCAATAAGCTCTTAGGGAGATAACAACATGCTTATGCTAAACCAACTAACAGAGGAGCAACGGCTTACCAAAGCCGTTGTTTCCATCATGGGGAACCCGAAGTACACGGCGCTTGCCGGTGTGCTGATGATCGGGGACCGCAGCATCGTGGACGACCCGTCCGTACCAACCGCATGTACCAATGGACGTGACGAGATGTACGGACGTGAGTTTGTGAAGCAACTCAACGACGCCGAGCTTAGGTTCTTGGTGTTGCACGAGGTGTACCACAAACTGTTCCGGCAC